AGGAGATTGGATCTATGATGGTGATGCCCTTGATATTAATTCGGCACTCACAATGATTCAACACAATTTACAACACAATTGCCCTAAAAACAAATGAGTATCCCTAATTTTAAATCCCAACACGACTAGAAAAGGATAATGAGTTACTGAAATCTTATGCTTGGGAACAATAAATATCTTCTTCTATCACAAGAACACTATAAGGTATTCTTTCCAAAACATAAAACTTCATATGATTTGAAAGGACTACGACAAACTATTAAACTTATTGAGAAATGGAAAAATGAAACTAACACAAGAACAAAGACAAACAATTGAAGACGCACTCAATTCTCTTCCACAACCTGTGAGAAAGGGAATGTATGCTACTATGGAGGGCATTGAAGAACAACTTGCTCGTGGTGATAAAATCATTTTCTATATGAAACCACATAATGTTGGTGGTGTTTATATTGATAAAATGAATGTTGGTGAAGATGACTGAAGACATTCAACAACCAATTGGCAACAACACTTACACGTCAATCATTCATGAACATCAAATTTACTGCACACAAATCAACTGAACGTGAACTAGAACTCACGCAACAAGAACTCTTCCAACTCTTTGAAATGATGAAAGGAGAGTTCAAAGAGCATATCACATACAGTACATTTAGACGAATTCGTATGCCAACTGACACAGAAAAATCTATCATGGATTATTGTAAACAACATGATGTTGATGTAGAATACGATAAAGACCGAATTGCTTTCTTCACTGCTATTCTGGACAACCTCAAGAACCCATACCAATGACTGAAGATGATAACAAACGAACAAGGAGGTGATTGAATTGGGTATGTTTGATTATATACGGAGTTCTTATTACTTTGACGAGCACTTCTTAGACAACTGCCAAACAAAAGACATTGAAGAAGGTTATGATGGCACAATGTCTCAGTACTGGATTTCTCCTGATGGTCAATTGTATTTAATTGACTACTCTCATACTGCTGACTTTGTGGAACTCAAAGAAGGCGATGACGGGTATAATGATAAGTTAGCACTCTTAAACTTTAGGTGGATTCCAAATGGAACTCATGGTAAAGTTAGACCATGGAACATCACTAAATATGTGGTAATATATCCAGAGCAATGGGAAGGTCAATGGGATGACTGGCCCGTTTGCCGCATTCATTTTAAGAATGGCATAGTACAAAACTACGAAATCTTAACTAAAGCAAAACATTGTGAGAATAACAAATGAGTATCCCTAATTTCAAATCCCAAGAAGATTGGCAAGAGTTTCTCAACATCTTTGATGATCAATGGCAATGTAAACGAGCATTGCTAACTCGTGTCAAAGATGATATGTTCCCTTACTATGAGTGGCACTCACTCCCACCAAAGAGCATTGAAGTAATCAATGACATTGTGTCTAACCTTGTGTATGAGTGTGAGCGTCAGTTCAAAGAAACACACCAGGACTACAAGACTGATGATGATGAAATGTTCATTCCCTATCGTTCATTCAAAGAAAATGTAACAGAAGCACTCAAAGAAGCAATGCCATGTGCTCTAGAAAAACACAACCAGCAAGTTCTTGCTAAACTAGAATGCCCTCCTTGTGATACTCTTTCTTGTGCCGATCATTTGACTGACGAATAAATTTTTTTTACTCTCTATTTGAAAATCTACTTTTGTTTTCAAAAATGTCGGAAAAAAATTCCGGCAAAATTTTTGACTCTCAAGGTCACATGTGAAAAATAAGGTCTTCGGACCTTATTTTTTTATAGTAATCACTTTTATACATATTTCTAAAAGAATTGAAATATGATTACCTCGGAAACCCCGTATAAAATGGTAGAAATAATTCATGATACTTGGCCACAATTGCATCGTCCTGGGGTAAATAGTAGTAAAAAACACAAGAGTGTACAAACAGGAACGCCTAAACATAAAAAATGAAGAGTGTGCAAAACTTTGGCATGAATGGTTTGAACTGTTTAATGAAAATGAGACAAGATATACAGAAGAGACGAGTAGGAGAAGAAAGGTTTGGTGTAAGTGCTGTGATGAGTTTAGCGCCATGATTCATGAAGAATACTTAGAGATGCTTGAAAAACATGGCAAAATGTTGTAATATATAACGGTAGTTATATTAAAACGATGAAAATTTTTCTTGATACAGCAGATCTTAATGAAATTGAAAATGCAGTAAGAACTGGATTGGTTGATGGAGTTACAACCAATCCAACGTTAATCAAACGTAGTGGAAGAACTCTTCCTGATGTTGCACAAGAACTGACTACTAAGTATCCCCAGTTTGAAAGTGTTTCTTGTGAAGTAGTTGCAGATACTGCTGAGGAAATGGTCGAACAAGCAGAACAATTTATCGCATTAGGTAGTGAAGCAGTCACTATTAAAGTTCCATGTACTGTGGAAGGTTTGATTGCATGTAAGCAACTTTCGGATAAAGAAATTAAAACGAATGTAACTCTTGTGTTCTCTGTGGCACAAGCAATCATGGCAGCAAAAGCAGGTGCTACATATGTTTCTCCATTTGTTGGTAGGTGTAATGATAACTCTTTTAGTGGTGTTGAATTGGTTCGTGCGATTGCAGGTACTTACAATGCTCATGGAATGAAGACTCAAGTTCTCGCAGCATCTCTTCGTGATTGTCACCATGTTTCTAGGTGTTATCTATATGGTGCTAAGATCGTTACAATGCCTCCTAAGGTCTTCTGGGCAATGTATGATAGCGTTCTGACCCGTGAAGGTTTAGCGTTGTTCCAGGCGGACTGGAAAGACTCTCAAAAGTATGAATAAGGTATAGAGAAACAATTTTCAGCATAAATAATTTTAACCTCTATTATCAAAAGAATGATCGATTACTCAACTTTATCAGAGGAAGAGAAGATTGAATTATTTAATTTGAGATCAGCAGAACAAGATGTTACAAATCAACATACTTTTAAAGTTGAAATTCGTCCTGGTGTTATTAAATATAATACTATTTCAAAAGGAAAAAAGTATAAAATTAATAGACCTGATAAAAAAGCCGCTCATAATAGAGTTGTTGAAGTTTTAACTTTTGCATATAAAAAACTTAAAAAAGATGAACCTTATGATAATGAAGTTCCGATTGGTGTAGTTATAAGGTTTATTGATAGAAATGTAAAAGGCACATACTACGATATGCTGGATTTAATTGAATTAAATTGAATCATTTTTATAGAACATCTGGAGAGTACATGTATAATTTACATGCACTCAATTCCGGAGAAGCTAAAAGAATGTGGAAAGATTCTATAAAAAGTAAATGGAATCATAAATGTGCCTACTGCGGATCTAACAAAGAAATAACAATCGATCATGTAATTCCTCAATCAAAAGGTGGAATAGACACTTCTTTAAATTGTGTCGCATGTTGTCATTCTTGCAACAAAGATAAAGGGCATACTCAATGGGAAGAGTGGTATAAAAAACAGTCATTTTTTACTTATGAACGTATGCATGATATTTTAGAGTGGATAACTCCTAAAAAACCAATACCACTTAATACGTACAAACGAAGGAGGAATAAAGTTTATTGATTATGACTTTTATAGTATATTCCAAAGACAATTGTTCATATTGTCATAAACTAAAACAAGTTTTGGAACTGACCGGAAAAAAATTTACAATTCTTAATTTGGGTGAAGATTTTGATAGAGAAGAATTTTTAGATAGATTTGGGGAAGGATCTACTTTTCCCCAAGTAATATATGATGGTGAAAATATAGGAGGATGCGTTGAAACCATTAGATTCGTCAAAAAAGAATACATCAGAACACAAACTAAATAATACAGAAAAGAATCGTGGTATTGATTTTATTGTAAGTGGAGGTAAAAGGAAAAAAATACCAACAATCAGTTTAAAGATTAATAAAATTATTTCTCTATTTAAAAGAGAAATAGATATTAATTTTAATTTTTCTATTTTTTATAGAAAAAAAGAAAATCAATAGGAGAAAAAAATGTTAGCAACAAGTTTAGTTTTTGGATTTCTTTTAACTGTGTTGTTTTTGATTGTTGGGTTAATATCTGGGTGGACAATTAGAGAATATATGCTAAAGTATCAAGACACACCTTTCCTTCATCCGGAATTTTTTGATGAACATGGTAATGTAATACCCGATGAGGTGTTATCAATATCATTTTCGAATCCAGAAGATTTTTTTATGGACGAAGATGAAATTGATGAAAATTGATAGAGAGAATTAACCTTTAAAATAAAATCTAAATATAACCATAATTATTCTTTACTTAACTTAATGACATGGCAACAAAGAAAACAGTACAAATAACGGAACTTCCTGCCAATCCTTTTATTTTTGAAGTTCTTCAGGTAGTTCATAAATTAAGGACAAAATCTTCTAAAATTGAAGCACTTAAAAAATATGAACATCCTTCGTTAAAAGCAATTTTTATTTGGAATTTTGATGATAGTGTAATATCTTTATTACCACCTGGTGATGTTCCATATTCATCTGCTGGAGATCAGACTTCTTTAAGTGGGACACTTAGTGAAAAAATAAAAGGTGCAGTGGATAGTATGAATGAATTGAATAGTAATTCTCTTGGATCTCAAGATCAAGGAAAATCATCTATTCGTAAAGAATATGATAAATTTTATAATTTTATCAAAGGTGGTAATGATAGTTTAAAATCTCTTCGTAGAGAAACTATGTTTATTAATATTATTGAAGGATTGCATCCTTTAGAAGCTGAGGTTTTATGTTTAGTTAAAGATAAAAAGTTATCTGAAAAGTATAATATTACCAAACAAGTTGTATCTGAGGCATATCCTGATATCACTTGGGGCGGTAGAAGTTAATTATGAAAATTCTTTATGAAGATTGTGATCCTGATAAGGCACTAGATAAATCATTACCATATACAGCATACTTGGTGCAATATAAAGTGGATGGTGAAACACATTATGATGTTGCACTAGGCAAAAAGCAAGTTGAAATCTTTGATGCTTATTGGGATAAGTATCGCGAGAACTTTGTGAATATGAAGCAGAGTGAGGGAAGAATCAATCCAAAACTATGGGGTAATAAACCACCCGAAACCAAAAAGCGAAAGTAGTTCCAAAAAAGGTCGAAAAAAATCTCCAGGAATTTTTTGGTCTGTAGGGTCGCTTGACTAAATAAGGTATGAGGTCTATAATAGACCTGTCGTTTATCGGAGAAATCTCCGACGCAAGTAAGTCGCGCAACGGAACGTTGATCCCATGTTAGAAATACTTCTGTATTCTGCACTCACATGCCTTGAAGCTGATTCAATTATCGAAAAAATCAAAGCAGACGAAAATCTTAAAAATAATATTAAGATTGAGTTAGTTGAGACAATGAAAGAATCAGTACCCGAATGTAAATGGGACGCAAACGACTGAAGAAACGGAAAAAACGGATCCTGATCATTCAGAGAAGGTTAATTTCACCCATTTCTTTAGGAGTATAAAAATGAACACACTGCAAATGATTAAAAAGCAGATTGATAAAGCATCTGCTCTACATAACGCACAAATTCTTCACACTTCTTATCGTGGTGTTGAGTATGACGTGCATTGTGAAAATCATGGGGAAACTCATGGAACATTTTGTTATCGTGGTCGCACTTATGTAAAGTGATATGGAAGTATTACAAATCACTGGGATATTATCCCTAGGATCTGTGGCAATACTATCAATCTTATATTACGAGATTCACTTACTTTTTAAATAAACGTCAGAGGGGTTGCTAACCCCTCTTTTTTTGTGTTATAATGTGGTGAAACAACAGAGTATTATGGAGAGAGAACGACTTAAATTGATTGTAAGAAATCTTGAACTTCTTGTTGATTCTTTAAAAGCAGAAGTTTATTCTGATCCCGAAGCATATAAGATGCGACAGGATAAAGAGATTCATCACAATAGATATGGGCATCCTGATTATGATGAAGTCTTTGAGGATGATGATGACTGATACAAAGAAAGCAAAAGAACTTGTTAAACTATTAGAGAAATTGATTGAAAAAGATTATCTCTACAGTGAAGAACGAATTATTGAAATGAAATCACAACTGCGAGAAATTAGAAAGCAGATTGCTGATATCGAAAAAGAAAACTCTAAAGGATTTGGTAAATGAACGTAAAACTGATTAGTGTCACTCCTGATGCTGAAAAAACTATGGCTTATGTTGCCAGAGTGTCAAATCCAAATAATCAGGAAAATCCCAACTATGCAAAGTTGTTGGGATATTGTATCAAACACAATCATTGGTCTGTGTTTGAGCAGGCATTCATGACATTGGAAATTGAGACTACCAGAGGACTGGCAGCACAAATTTTGCGTCATCGTAGTTTTACATATCAAGAGTTCTCACAACGTTATGCTGACTCTTCACTTCTTGGTGATACGATTCCTATGTTTGATCTCCGTCGTCAAGACACCAAGAATCGTCAAAATTCTATTGATGATGTTGATCCTTTTGTGAGACAGGAGTTTGAAATTAGGATTCGAAAGCATTTTGATGATGCAATGACTCTTTATCAATCGATGCTTGATATGGGAATTGCAAAAGAATCTGCTCGTTTTGTGCTTCCACTGGCAACTCCCACTCGTCTTTATATGAGTGGATCAGTTCGATCGTGGGCCCATTACATCACACTTAGATCTGCTAATGGCACTCAAAAAGAGCATATGGATATTGCAGAAGAATGTAAGAAAATTTTTGTGGAACAATTTCCGACTTGTGCAGAAGCACTGGAGTGGGTCTAAATATTTTTATATCATTAGGAGGTGATAATTTTGGCAACATATCCTGTAGTAAATAAAGAGACTGGTGAACAAAAAGAGGTGAAAATGAGTGTTCATCAGTGGACAGAATG